CCGGCTGGGCCCATCGGCAACGTAGGTGATATTGCCCGGCAGCATCGAGACGGTCTGGGATTTCAGTTCGATCGGAGCCTGCAGCGCCGGATGAACCATCTTTTCGAGTGCCTGGGCGCCGATCTTCTTGCCAGTCTGGAGGCCCTTCACCGCGCCGAGCGTGCTCATGCCGGGACAATCCGTCCCGTACGTGTCCTCGCCCGTCACATCCCAACGTGGCGCGATTACCGGAAACTCATTAAACCCGGACTCGCGCAGGAACTTTCCTTCGTTGGCGCCGTCCTCGTACCAGCAGGATGCGAATTTCTTGTAACGCGCGGTCAGCTTGCTCTGGCTGTATTCACTGTTCGGAGTGACCACCCAGACGACCTTCACCGACTGCTGATAGTCGCCCTTGTCCCATGCCCGCTTCACGGAGTTGGACAGATTCGACCAGTCGATTGTGTTGCTGCCTTCGACCAGGCCGAATTCTTCGACGACCTGAAACGCCGTCATCTCGTACTCACGCACGAAAGTGTTGCAGCGGCCGCGCGCGTCGAGCGCAATCGTGAACGATCCGATCGGATAGGAGTACGTGCGGAACACGCTCTCCTCATCTTCCATGATCGACATGGCCGCGGTTGCGAACAGGCCCGCGTCGCCGTACATCACCGGCAGCGTGTTGTAAATGTTCGAGCGCTGCATGTCGTCGAGCGTCGCCTGCGTTTCATTGTGCAGCCACTCTTTCACCGGGCCCCACTTCGCCAGATCCGGATCCGTGATCGAATACTTCATCCACGGCCGCGCCGGGGAACTCATCCCGGCGTGCATGCCCGCTTTCAACGTGCGATGTGCGAGTGTGGCGGTCGAGTCGATGATCTTCTGGTTACGGCGATCGCCCTTGTTGCGGTCCGTCGTCATCCAGCGTGTGCGCCGCGGTTGAATGAATTGCGCCAGATCCTGCCAGTGAGACTTGAACGTCGAGCACTCGTTCTGCAGCGAGGCGCGCAGTACTCCGTAACGCTGGAGCTTCGTCAGGCCTTGAGTGCGATCGAACTGTGCTGTCATAGGCCCAAGAGCGTTTTGCTCTGCACGTTGCTCTCTGAGATCGTGCCCAGGCCGGATGCCCCAGTCAGGATCGTCGCGTTGCGGCCAGTCTTGCGTTTAGGATTTCCGGCCGTCATGAGATCCGGCGGCGCCATCAGCTTCGGTGGCGTGGGAGTTGTGGGCGCAAGGATCGTGGTTTGAGCAGGAGGGGTGGCGGGCTTCTTGGTCAGCAGCTTGTTCAGCAGCAGTCCACCGAGGATGCTTCCACCAACGACGGCAGCGTCTCGCACTAGCGGATGACTCCCTGGCGCGTTGGCTTTAGCACCCCCGAAGACAACTCCGGCAGTCTGGCTCATCGATCGAGCCTCCGCGAGTAGATCGTTTCAACCGCATCGTAGCCGAGCCGTTTTAGGATCACCCCCAATGCCGGATGCTTGATTTTCACGTGATGCGCCGCAACCTGAATCCCTTCGGCGGCGAGCTGTCGATCGCAATGGCGCAGCAGCTTCAGGCCCAGCCAGAGCCCGCGGAACTCCGGACTGACGTACACGATGTCTTGAACAGCCTGGAAGCTGTCGGAGTAGTGCATGTTGAATCCGACGAAGAAAACGGCGTACCCGACCAGCACGCCGTTCATGCGAGCGGTAAAGATGCGCAGCTTGTCGGCGGCTTCCAGTTCGATGTAGCGAGCGAGGTCGATGTTGAGCGGAATGTCGACGTAGCTGGAAATTTCTTTCCAGTGGGACCAAAACATCGGCATGCCTTCATCAGCGAAAGTCCCGAGACCCTCACGAGAAAGATCAAGCTTTATTTCGGCCTTGCACTCCGCGGTCATGCGCGCAGTGTAGGGGCGAGTTAGATCATTTGAGCGTTTTGTATAGCACCTTTATTTTTAGCGGCCGCGGTCGGCAGGATCGGAATTCGGGTCCCAGTCGTGCTTTGCGACGGCTGGCGAGTGAGGTATTCCGGGATACAATTCGGCTGGCTGATCGGGCAGTGCGAACGTGTTGGCGAGCGCGTCGCTGTAGTCTGGAGAGCGGCCGAGGCGCGCCTTTGCGATAGCCTTGTCTTCCAGTGTGATCTTGCCGCCAATGAACGTGTAGGTGCGGGACGTCAGTTCCGCAACCAGCCCCGGCACGTTCGGAAGCTTGCTGCCACTCTTCACCCACTCCGCCATACGGAAGTGCATTTCGGTGGTCAGGTTGCCATATCGCGGATCGCTGGCCGGCGAGTGGTACACCACTGGGAACGGACTATAGCCAGCCGTGAATAGGTTATCGATCACACCGTGTCCCCAGTGTCCCGTGTCGTCGACCATGAGCAGGACGCCCGTTTTGCTTTGCGGAGACCACTTGTTCACACCTACCGCGACTCGCGCGGCAATCTCCGTCGTTCGCACGTTCCGCATAGGCTGGGCTGGACTGTGCGCCAGCATGCCTTGCCGCGGGAATAGGATTGTGCGGTCATCGCCGAACCGCGCGACGTCGATACCGACGCGCTTCTGACTCCACTCGTACTGGTGCGGTTCCAACACGCGCTTGATCGCGGCCTGGACTTCCTCGATACCCAGCAGCGCATTGATCGACGATGGCGGGAACATCCCGAGGATGGTCGCCATGACCCACGGATTTTCACGACCGTACATTGCGATCTGTTGCTTCGCGTTCTCCAGATTCACGCGCGGCGAACGGTCCGGATCGTCAGGGTCGCCGGTGATCCGGATGATCTTGTATAGGTGCCGTGCGGTTGTTGCCGCATGATACAGCGCGCCTTCGAGTGACGTGGGATTGCCGCCCATCACCAACTTCGCCCACTTGTGCTCTGACGAGAATATCTGTTCACCGGACTGCAGCACCGGAACGGGAATGTCGCCAGCTTCGTCGAGATCGATGAACACATACGGCGCATGCAGCCCTGAGAGCGTGCGGCCCTGTGCTGCCTTGTCCGCTTTCTTCGACCAGGTGCGCGCTTCGAGGAACCACGTCTCCGGATGATCGTTGGCGAAGATTCGTTCCGCGCGCCACGTGAACGCCATTTTCAGGTATTCACTGCGCTGCTGCCAGATCGCGAACTCTGGCCACAGTGTCGACTTGAGGTTGTCTTCCGTGACTGAGATGCAATAGCCACGCGGATGCTCACCCTCGCCGCCGTAGCACGATAGGAAGTTCCAGCCCATGATGGCCTGCACCGCCGTTTTGCCGGGACCTGTGCAGGCTTGTAGTGAGATCCGCTTCTCGCCCTCGTTCTGCGATGGGAACAAGCGCAGCGCCTCCTCCTGCCACTTGTCGGGAGTGAACTTGCACACCTCGACAGCGAAGGCCAACGGATTCTCACGCCACCGGCGGATGCGATCAGCGGCGATGTTCATTAGCAGCCCTTGATCCAGTTATGGATCACCAACAACACGCCGTTCGGCTGAATCTCAATCTCAGGTAGGCATGCGCACTGCGTTGACTGTAAGTCGTGATCTTCTTCCTGCGCCAGTGGATACACGTGGACCGCCGAGTCTAGCCTCACGATACCCCCATTCAAATGCTCGTAGACCTCATGGGACCGCACCATCACGACTCCGTGCTCTGGCAGCAGTGCGAGAACAGTGCAGCCTCGCCGATCTCACCTTCTGCGAATGTGGCGCCGCAATCATTGCAAGTATATCCAGCGCTGTCCTGTTCGGCGAAATGCCGCTCGATAATCCAGCACGCAAGATCGACGTCTATCAGCGCGCGTGATTCTCCGTGGCCCGTCATGCGAACAGATGCTGTGGTTTTCAGTTTCTTAATTAGACGCTTGGAGTTGTCTGTATTGCTTGGCTTCACGACTCCGAACTCCTTTCCAGCACGTCTTCCAGCATCACCTTGCCGGAGTGCTCCACCTTGTCGACGAACATCTTCAGCCGTTTACCTAGTACTTCGGTTGCGCGCATTTTGTCGACGAACTTGACTTGCCGACCGTTTGGCGTGTCGACGATCTCTGTGATACAAG